CCGGCACGTTCTTCGCGGGCTTCTTCGTGGCTGGTGAATAGGTCGTCGTTCATTCGCAAAGTCCGTAGATAGATGTGCAAAGCGGGCCATCGTCTTGCATTCGCAAGAAGTCGTATTGCTTACCGCCTCGGCTTGTTTTTGCCCACTCGACAACGGTTTCAATGGTTTGAGTTGCAGACCATTCGCTGTCATCGGATGGCGCCGGGAAGAACGTTGCAGCTTGGCGTTTTGATGCCAGCTTTACGGCGGTTTCCCATTCACGGATGCGTTCAATCGCTTCAGGAAAACGCTTGCTGATTTCAAGCAACTCGTCTTTCCGGCAATTGATGCACGGCATACAGCCAACTCTTCCCATGCCAATTTCGTACAGCGGGTTATGCTTTATTCCATGCTTGCGGTGCATGGCGAAACAGTCTTCAGCAGTCCAATCAAGAATTGGGCGATAGTTCCAAAGCTCGGCGCCGTTCTTCTCGACTTGCTTGCACTCGTTCTCTGGAAGATCGCGGCGGCGTAACGACTCGTCCCGGCGAACGCCTTGCCACGAAATCACATCATCGCCAGCATCTAGCAACGGTTTTTGAACCTGATTGATAATCGGGTTGCGCTTCAGTTCTTCAGAGCAGAATGCGGCCTTGCTTGAAGGGAATCGACCCTTCCAGATGCATAGGTCAAGAAATGGGTTTCCGGTAGGAATTAGTGCAGCAGCAGCGCGCTCGATTGCTTCTGCTGAAACGCCCTTATCGGCCCATTTCGTCAAGACGAATTCTTTCTTTCCGGCGATCTGGCGAGCGAAATCAGCTTTTACGGTGCGAATCGGAAAGACGTTATCGTTCAGGTATTGAACGTATTCATAGGTGATTTCGTGTTCGTTTCCGGTATCAGCAAACACGGCCTGCAAATTATCTGGATCGCGCTCGATTGCCAGCAACAGTAGCGCGGTACTGTCTTTTCCGCCTGACACTGAAACGACGTTGTATTCGCTCATGCTTTGCACCACTGCACGCCATCCCAATTTTTAAGCAGCTTTCCAGCGGGCGTAATCACTTCGTTGGTAACGTGTCTGAATATGTAGTTCATTCGATCCCCCTGCTCTTCTTGAATGGCCTGCTGTTTTTCGCCTCGATAGATTCCTGGTAATTGCGGGCAAGGTTCGCTTTGGCTTCTTCAGTCAGATTCCTGAAGCGGGAAAACTCGCCCTGGAATAGCACCTTGATAATCCCGGTTTCACCCATGCGCTGTTTTCCGATGATGATTTCAGCGATGCCTTTTTCTGCTGTTTTTTGGTTGTAATACTCGTCTCGGTACATCATCAAAATAATGTCCGCGTCCTGCTCGATAGCGCCTGAATCCCGCAGGTCGGATAGCATCGGGCGCTTGTCTGCCCGCTCTTCAACCTTTCGATTGAGCTGAGACAAGGCGATTACCGGGCAATTGAACTCTTTCGCCAGTGCCTTCAATCCTCGGCTGATACTTGAGACTTCCTGCTCCCGGTTTCCGTTTTTCGTTGAAGATGAATCGCCACGGGCAAGCTGGATGTAATCAACAACGATCAGCGCCAGGCCATGCTTTCTTGCCACGCGCCTTGCACGGGAGCGCATCTGCGAAACCGTCAATGCGGGCGTGTCGTCGATGTGCAATGGGGATTTGTGCAACTGGCCAATAGCGAAGGACAGGCGATCCCACTCGATGTTTTGGCCGGATCGGATGGACTGCATTGCAACCCCTCCAAGGCTGGCGATTGACCGCTCGGTTAGCTGCTTCTTGTTCATCTCCATTGAGAAAACCAAAACTGACTTGTCTTCTTTCACAGCAACGTGTTCGGCAACATTGATTGCAAACGCCGTTTTCCCCATCGATGGACGACCGGCAACGATGACCAAATCGCCGCCTTGCAATCCGCACGTCTTTTCGTCAAGGTCGATGAACCCGGTAGGCAATCCAGTTATCTGGCCGCCACGGTCAAATCGTTCCTGAATGTCTTCAACAACACTGGCGAGAATCGACCCGACAGATTCAGCGGCTTCATTTCCTGAGTTTGACCGCTTGTCTGCCAGTGCGAAAACGATGGATTGCGCTTCGTCAATTCGCTCAATTGCAGGGATAGATGATTCCCGCGTTGCGACTTCTGCGATCCGGTTTGAAGCCTCAAGCAAGTCACGCAATGCCCGCTTTTCGCTAACCACCTCGGCATAGCGTTTGATGTTCGAGGCGCTTGGCGTGTTCATGGCGAGGTCGCCAAGGTAGGCCATGCCGATACGGTTTTCACCGGATGATTCAAGAGACTCTGCAACCGTAACCACATCAACCGGCTTGCGCTCTGCCAGCATCAAGGCGATCTGGCGATAGATGATTCTGTGGTCTTCGCGGTAGAAATCTGACTCGTGTAGGAAGTCGATACGATCAAAGGCATTTGGATCGATAAGCAGGCCACCGAGAACGGATTGCTCTGAATCGACGTGAAACAGTTCGGCGGTCATGCGGCCTCCTTGTTCTCGTAGTTCCCGCTGACCACCTTGGCGAAGTTTTCCGCCTTGACCAACCATCCGAGGTCGCACCCTTGCCACTTGCCATCCCTGCCGGTCAGAAAATCGGACTTGGCGACGTAGGCAAAGAAGCGGTCAAAGAAACTCAACGCGGACTCTGTGTCCGTGGCATAGGGCGAACCGTCATGCTTCTTCGCAGTGAGAACCCATCGCCACCGTGCAGCCAAGTTCGTCTGGCGCTGGCCTTCCCATATCTTCGGGTAAGGCATGGTCGGCAGATGGTTGCCGAATAACTCGATGATTTTCTGATGCGGACAGTTAGGCGCCGGATTTCCGGCAACAACCAATGCGTTAGCATTGGTAAGGTTTACATCTTCTCTACTCTTCTCTTCTCTAGGCTTTTCTTGGTGTGACTTGGCGTGACTTGGCGTGACATCAAACACGACACCAACAGAAGCCAAAGCACGCTGCCTACTCTTTCTTTCTGCCGCGCCCGTGTCTTCTCTCTCGCGTTTTGGCTGGCGCTTTTCCCATGCCACCACGTATTCATCAGCAATCAGCTTTCTCTCAACCATCGCAGACATGATTGATTTTGTCTTTCCGTCATCGAACCCAAAAAGACAATCAACCGACTCGCAGTCAATCTCGCCAAAGCACCCGCGAAAATCTGCGGCACTCGCCTGCTCTAGCAGGTAAGCCCATACGGCCAGAACATCAGGAAGAGACGCACCTGACTTTCTAGCAACCAATTGGAATTTTGGGTCGGTAATTGACCCGTGATGCCAGCGAAACCAATCTATCCCACTAGCCATTACTTATCGCCTTTCAGGGCTTTCTTTAGCGTTTCACACAGCAGCACGATCTGGCGCTCTTTGGTCTGCTTGTTCTTGATCTGCGGAATATGCGCGGCCTGAATGTGCGCGTGTTTCCATGTGTATTTGTCGGCCATCAGGCGGCCTCTTTTTCCATATCAAGCGTGGCGAACAAATCAGGCATGCTCATCTCGCGTTCAGCCGCTTGGAGGTAATGCACGCCATCCATGAAATAGCGCGTTGAAAGCTCCGTTGCGATGGCCTTACGGCCTTTCAGGATGGCCCGGTATGGAACAGACATGATCCCGCCGAACGGATCAAATACTGTCTCGCCAGGCATTGAGAATTGCTCGATTACCCGGTCTGCAATATCGAACTGCATCGGGCAAAGATGCTGCTCTTTCCCCTTCTGCAACTGGAGCATGTTCAGCGTGCGCATGCGGGCAATGTCTGTCCATACGTCATTGATCCATGATGGCGGTTGCAGCAGCATGAACGTGACCGGAAGACGCCCGAAAGCATCAAGCGTTTCGCCAATCTTCACATGATGTTCAAAGTCGTAAATGTTATGAAGATGGTAATCACGGAACCAGCGGAAAATCACATCATGGTCGAGCGTTTCCAGTTCTTCAGGCGTCAATAGACGATTGCCACCCGAGCGGGCGAAACCATGCGCGTCGATCTGCCAGCGCGAGCGGCTATAACCAGTACCCATAACCTCGTTGCCGCCGCGTACCCAATGAATCACATTGCCGTCAGCATCCACGCAATCAGGCTTGCTCTTGACGACTGGCGTATCAGCATAGGCGCGGGTGTTATCGGTCGGCGGCTTGCGGAATAGCAGCAGGTATTCCGGCATGCCACAGCCCATCTTGGAACCATCTTTGCACTGCTCAGACCAGCCGAGTCGGTACGTCTGATTGTTTTCACGAACAACATCAGTAACGATGGTTTTCATGCCGATGTAGCCAAAGCCGTGCTTTGTGTAATGTTCAATGCAACGCGCATGAAACGGATAGACGGTCTGGAAACCAAGTCCGGTCAATCCACCAGGAACGATACGATCCTTGACGTGAATCGCTGCGATGCGGCCAGGCTTCAGCGTGCGTAGCAGATTCGGCGTCAGGAAATCCATCTGCTTGAAAAAATGCTCGTTGTTGTCTGTATGGCCGAAGTCTGAATAGTTCGGGCTGTATTCGTATTGCGTGGAAAACGGGATACTGGTCAGGATCAAATCAAGGCTGTTGTCAGCCATGTTTGATGTTTCAACAACGCAATCATTGTTGATAACCTTGAAGTCGTTTCCTGATACTTCGATACGTTCAACGCCCATGCCACGGGTCAAATGGTCAGCCATTGCAGCGGTTGAAAGGCCGTATTCCTGGATAATCTTTGTCATGTTTTCCACCGTAATTTTGTGTTGTTCCCACTTCTGCTCAAGGATGCGTTTTACTTCGCGCTCTGATTCCGTATAGATAAGATCAATGCGGACGCGGTGCGGCTGCAAAAAGCGATGGATACGATGTACGGCCTGAATAAAGTCGTTGAACTTGAAGCCGATACCGAGAAAGATTGCCCACGAACAATGGCGCTGGAAATTACAGCCGGAGCCGAGCATCTGCGGCTTTCCGGCCAGTTCCTGATAGTTTCCGTCAGAGAAGCCGATGATCCTTTCGGCTTTCGTTTCGTCATCTTGCGAACCAAAGACAGAAACGACGGACGGCACCGCGTGCTCAATGGCGCGGCGCTCGGCTTCAAGGTCGTGCCAGATGATCCGGTTTGCATTGGGATCAATGGCGCGGATTTCCAGCATCTTCTCGATACGCTGTGGCAGGCTATCGCGTTTCTCGCGTGCCGACTCGATAATCCCTACGGCCTGTTGCTTGATAAGTTGGCCTTGCCCTCTGAAGTCAAAACCAGCATCTGTATGGTCTGCCGGGATCTCATGCCAGTGAATATCCATCTCAGGCAATGTGTAGCCTTCGTCTGAGAATCCAATATCAGATGGCTTCTGAAGGAACAATCCCCAGGATGCTACCCATAGCCAGAATTCGCGCTCTTTGTGCGGATGGATTGTTAGCTGGTCGGCCTTCTCGCTGTTGCGCTTGAAGAAGCGAGTCTTTGCCCCGCCGACATCCATAACCCCGAGGAATGCCGAGTAAGCAAGCAGCTCGATATATTCATTCGGCGAAGGCGTTGCGGTGGCGACAAAGCGATATTTCACGCCATCGGATAGGATGCGCTCATCCATGCGCTTGTAATCGCCGGCAAACAATCCCATGAATTCACGGAATGTCTTTGTCCCGCCGAAACCACGCAAGCAAGATGCCTCGTCAAGACTTGCCACGGTGAATGACCGAGGATCCATCTTCCCATCGCGGATCGTTTCGTAATTGGTCAGGTAAATGGTTTCTTCGTCGGATACTTCTTCAAACCGGCGAATGAATTTCACCTTGACCCCAAGCATGTCGGCATCGCGGATGAATTCCTGACGAACCCCGAGCGGAATGACGATCAATGCCAGGCCGCCAGCGCGCTCCCGAGTCAGGCGAACGGTTTCCAGTTGGATGATGCTCTTGCCCAAGCCGAAGCTGGCGAAACAGGCCCGTCGACCGCCAAGCACCATCCATTTCACGATTGCTTGCTGGTGCGGTTTCAGGATCGGATTGATCTCTGACTCTTCAATCTCAAATCCGCCAAGGTCGGCAATCGTGACCTTGTTTTTGAGGAAATTGAGATATTCCTTGTTTTGTTGCATACTTACTCCCGTAGGATTTGACGGCAGCCGAGGTGTTAGCGCACCGATGACGCTGCCGTTTGCTTGTCTGCACTCGCAGCAGCAGACTTCTCTGTTTTTTTGGTGTGGCAATCACTGCAACGAAATCCCGCCTTCCACCCGCGAGACTTCCGGCCTTTGATCGACTTCGACTGACCGCAATCCGGGCAGAGGAACGTGATGTACATTGAGCCGCGCATCTTTTCGTGATTGTCTGTAGCGTCGCGGAATGACTCGACGTGGCCTGGTTCGGCTGAGTAGGTCATAGACCGTCTTCCATAAACACAAGCCCGAGAAACACCAGCGCACCGATACAAAGCATTAGATCGCCTGCATAGATGACGACTGATTGCAGGATGGTGATTGCCTCGGTCATTCGTCATCCTTCGGCGTGAATCGGAAGATGCGCGGGCATAGCCATAGCGCTACTTCAATGCTGATTGCAGCCCAGAGCATTGCGAGAAGAATCCAGTAGATAGCGGTCATTCCCTGTCACTCCCTGTCTTTAGCTTTCAATCCCAAGCGCGTCATGCGCTCATGGGCAATACTGAATTCGTAGAAAGCGGCAACGATGCCGCGAGCCAGAATGCGGGCCGCTTCCTCGGCAATGTCCTTGTCAAGAAAGTCGGCCATGACTGATAGCTGGTCGTGCAATTCGGGAGGAACACGAACATGAATCGACTTCTTATCAATGCTCATGCGCTCACCGATGGAATAAAAATGCCACGGATGCCGAAGCATCTACGTGGCGAAACCCGGCATTTCGTCCGGGGGAGGGAGACACGGTTAGCACTTGGCAGACCTGAAGTAGTCGGCAAGCGCCTGAATGCTTTGGACGCCAGGATTAGGCGTGACGCCTTGGTAAATCTTAGCCAGCGTTGAATACGGGACGCCTGTTGCGGTGGCGATTTCTACGTGCCGCCCCTTGTTTTGCTCAAGGTTGCGCAGCACATAGTCAAGTAGGGTTTCTGATTTCATGCGCACATGATAATCCAAATTTGGACGACAAACAATAGCCACAAAAGGATTTTGCAATGCCAGAAAATATCTACATGAGCAAACAGACTAAACAGACGATGGCCGCACGCCAGAATACTGCTTACTTAGATACATCGGCCAAAGGCTCCCCCTACCCCATAGGGCAAGGAAGCTAGGCTATCGGCCCGCACAATGCGGAGCTACATGAACAACAGTGGCAAGCTGCTGTTCCCCCTGACGTGTAACTTAGGCGAGTCAGTCGGATTCTTACGGATTTGCACCGGGCGACCTTTCGGCCCCTTACCGATACCCTGTCATTCCACGCAGCCGGGATTCGCTCTTACTAACGGATGGAGTCCGAGTAAGCACGACCAAGAAAAAGCCCCTAGAGGCTTGTGGCTTCCAGGGGCTTCGGTAATGTCTGTAGCGCCTAGCAGCTTGGTCACACTTTCAGCCACTTAGAAACTGAAGTGCGGATCAGGCTTTCCCTGACCTCTGCTAAGTGACTACACCGCTTACCAGGCGGTATGGGAAGAATTTTACACACTCGGACAAAATTATCCAAATATGTATTGACGCAGTTAGCCAAATCTGGATAATAGGAACTGTCGAAACACAACAACGAGCGGAGAACGAGATGACCGACAAGCAACTAGAAGAACTGAAATCACTGGAAGCACTGGCTGATGCAAATGAACGCGCAGCACAAGCCAGGCGCATGGAACAGGCAATGCG